TGCAAACGTCTCTGACATCCAGAAGAACATCACCCTGACCAGCCCGTTGAACAACTCAACTTCCGGCGTCACGGGTCTTGTGCCTTACAACCTGGAATCCGTCCTCGGTCTGTTGGTTCCTAAGGAATTGACCTTACGCAACTCTGTTGCTCGCGAGACTGCGGTTGGTCAGGCTGTTGAGTTCCGTCGCATCAACGGTGTTTCTAACTCCGGTACTGGTAGCGTCTCCAACCTCAGCACGTTCTTCACGTCCAACTCGGCTTCGACTTCCTTCAACGGAATCACTCTGAACCGTCCTACCCAGATCACTTACGCCGCCGACAAAATCGTGCAGTCGTTCGTTGAGCAGGGTATCTCGGACAGCGTTTCGCTCCAGGCTGAGTTCGCTGGTAAGGGCTACACCGACCTTCGTCAGTTGAGCCACACCGCCGCACTCTGGTCACACCTGTTGGGTGAAGAGCGCAACATGCTCAACGGTTGCGTCACGCCTCTGTTGAGTTCCGCTCAGATCAGCGCTTTCGGTTCGGGAACTGTCGCTACTGCTGACGCTACCGCCACCGGATTCCCGTCATCGTTCAACACTCAGACCGTTGCTTGTAGCATCACTTTCACGTCTGCTCTTGGTGAGACCGCCGCTATCAGCGCCGGAAGCGTCACGGGTGTCACGGGTCAGGGTGCGAAGGTTGCCTTCACCGCCGCCGTGCCTGCTGGCGCTGTTGCGTTGAACGTGTACGCCGTCTACAACTCCGTTGTCTACAAGGCCACCTCGCTGTCTTTGGCTTCTGGCCAGACCGCTTTGGCGTTCGCCCTTGTGACTGGTACTGCCGCTCCTGCAGTTGACGCCTCATACGCCTCCAACGGCTATGACGGTTTCATCAGCACCTTCGGTCTGTCCGGTGGGTACACCAAGCAGTACAACGCCACCGTTGCTGGACTCAGCGAGCCTGCTGGTTTCTTCCAGGACGCATTCGTGTCGATGTTCAACACCAACATGGCTGACCCTGACGTGATCTACACCTCAGCCGCCGTGCGTCGCAACATCGCCGCTTCGATTCAGAAGAACGCAAGCAACGCCGCCTACCGTCTCACTTACGAGACTGGTTCGGACGGAGTGACTTTGGGTTCGTTGGTCAACGCCATTCAGAACGAAGCCACCGGCAAGATGGTTGACCTCGTCACCCACCGCTTCATGCCTGCTGGAACTGCGGTCATCCACTCCAAGAACCTGCCTTTCCCCGACTCGGGTGTTTCGCAGACCGTGAGTGCCGTGAACGTGGTTGACACGATGGTGATTGACTGGCCGCAGATTGGCTTCTCGTATGACCTCAGCACGTACACCTACGGAACCGTTCTGTTCCGTGCGCCTGCGTGGTCGGGTCTCATCACGGGCCTCTTGGCCTAACACAATCGCCTCTGAGTAATCAGTAGGCAACTAGCAAGGTTGAGCCGGTAGGGGCGTGATTCCCCTCCCCCTACTGGCTCCCTTGCCCGTTCGACAGGGGATAGCAGTATGCGATTAGTAGGTTCAGACAGAGGGCTCAAAGAAGTCCAGGTGAACGAGGGCAGGATTGCTCAACGCCAGAAAGACGGCACGTTCCACGTCGACGGATCTACCGGCAAGCAACTCGTCAAGACGGGTGACTTCGCTGTCGCAGGAACAAACTTTCAACAAGCACAGGGCTACGTTTGCAAGTGCGGATGTCGCTTTGTGTCGCTGTACCGCAACTCGTGCTCGAAGTGCGACTGCACCGAACTCACGCCGGAAGAGGACTAAATGGTTATCGCACCATTCATCACATCAGAAGGCACGGGAACTCCCTACGTCACCATTGAGGAAGTCCTATTCTCGCCCACCGCTTCGGGCATTGACTTCACCAATCTGATTGAGAACGCCTCGGACGCAGTCCAGCGCCGAGCCCTGCAAGAAGTAATCGTCCGTGCGTCAGCGAAGGCTGACAACTACACGATGGGCGCTCTCGGTACTCTCTCGGCTACCCAGTCGACGGAGAACGGTCGCTTCCGTCCTAATCGGGATGGGAACATCATCGTCCACCCCGAATTCTGGCCCATTCTCGAAGTGGTGTCGTTCTCGGCTGGAACTTTGCCTGGTCAGGGTCAGCAGAACATCACGCTGTCTACGAATAACTGCTTCATCGAGCGTCATCAGTTCATCATTACTGCCGCTACGGGACTTGGTTCTCAGACTTCTATCGGATCTCTTGACATGGTCGGGGGCTCCTACAACTTCCGCCAGGAGAACTACTGCACCTATCAGTACGTCAACGGCTTTGCCAACGCCTTCTTCACAGCCGAGGCAACGGTGGGAACGACCACCCTCGTAGTCTCCACCCCCCTCGGAATGTACGCCGGTCAGACCCTCACCATCTGGGACGGAATGAACGATGAGGTTGTCACCATCCAAAGCATCTCGGGCTCAACCCTGACTATCACGGCTGGCACGAAGTTCACCCACGCTCAGGGCGTAAACATCTCCGCACTACCGGCAACGGTCAAGCAAGCGGTGATTCACTTCTGCGTGGCGATGATAAAACAGCGTGGTCAAGGCGGTCTGGTCATCAACGAAATCGGAGAAGCCCAGCAGTATTCGACCCGTGACGTGAACGGCCAAGCCGACGAGACGCAGGGCTACGACTTGCTCGATGACTTCCGTCAGGTGTGGGGTCGGAACTAATGTCTCGTACCGCCGTTCGAGCGCAGGTTGCTACCTACCTGAGCGGCGCTGGCGTGACCTTCCTCAACACGGTCAAGCCATTTCCTGCCAAGTTCACCTCCGAGATGGAGTTCTTTCAGGGCGAAGACCCAGGACATTCCTCGGGTGCGATTGTCTATCTCTACATCGCCTCCCAGAAGGAAACCCGAATCGCATTGGGCGGTGCTCACAACGGTCGCAAGGCTATGGAGTACGAGTTCGTTCTGGACTGCTTCATGCGCTCGACTCACCGCAAGTCCGAGGACGCTGGTGCGGACAACGACACCTTCCTCGACTCTCTGGTCACGGCCATTCGTGCGGATCGCAACGCCGGAAACCCCAGCCTCATCTTCCAATGGGGTGAAGGAAACTTCCCAGGTGGGGTCGACATTGACATCACCTCCTACTATCCTCGTACCATCAACGGCTCTTCGACCACGACTCAGGTCTACTCGCAGGTTCGTGTGATGGTCATCGAAATCGACAACACCTAAGGAACCCAAATGGCTCAATACAACTTCATCGGAACCGAACCCACCGTGTTCGTGAACGTACAACTCGATGATTCTTCGACCCTGCTCGCCGTGCCTGGCGAAACCTACGAACTCGCAGTTGACCCTGCCGACGCTCGTCTGGTTCCGGTCACCTCCGCTCCGGCTCCCAAAGCCCCTGCACCAACCGCCCCAGAAGCCCCTGTGACGGCCCCAGAAGCCCCTACAACGGCTCCTGCGTAGTTTCTAGACCCAACCCTCTCAAATAAGGAGAATCGCCTCATGGCCTTTATGTCAGTCAACAGTTATCTCGGGCTTGCGCTCGAGAGCACTCGTGGAACCGCCGCCGCAGGAACGTACACCTACATCCCCGTCAGCGCTCCCCAGGTGAGTCCTATGCTTCAATGGCTTCGTGACGAGGCTCTGCGTGGATCTCCGGTCAGTCTCTATGACCAAATTGCCGGAGTACGTCACGACGAAGTTGATTTCAAAACTTTTCTCTACGCCGACTCATTCCCCCTGCTCCTTGCTTCGGTGCTCGGCCCCGACTCGGTTTCGGGCTCGACGCTCTACACCCACGTCATCGGTTTGCAGAACAACGCCTCGACGGGTTCACAGCCTCAGTCGGTCACCATCAACAACTTCGACGGTGGCAACGCCTTCCAAATTGCCGGTGCTCAGGCCGCCTCGATGGACATCACCTTCGGCGCTGACAAGGCCGTAGAAGCCTCCATCAAATACATGGGCCAGCCGTGGACTACTCCGACTCCGACTGCGACCTACGGAACCGAAGCGCTCATACCTGGCTGGGACACCGCCATCAGCATCAACTCTTCGACCTTCCTGAACATCATGGACGGAACCTTG